TGATAAGGTTCAAATCATCCGTAGAGACAATATGTGGGTGCGGGAAGATGACGGTGTAGTAACGCCTGTAGGTAAGACGCTACGAGATGCTATTGCTAGCGTCACTGGAGTTGCAGCGGAACCTCTTGCTAAACGTGGCCCTAAGCCTAAGCTGACTGAAGAAGAAAGAGCTACTAAGGCGGCAGAGAAAAAAGATTGGACTAGTGTTCTTAATTTCTTAGAGCGTACAATTACCTCTACTAAGAAGCGCGTTGATACTGGCGAGGAAGGTCTTGCTGTTCAACTTGATAGGTTCTTCGGTCCAAGACCTGAAACACCCGAAGGCCCAAGGAAAACCTACCAGACTCTGTTTGAAGAGCGGACACTCGACAATATTCTTAAGTCAAAAACATCTAACCCCGAAGCGTTGGCTGTTTTGCGTAAAAACTTTTATGAGAGCATTTACCCTGCGCTTGAAGTTCTGTATGACCTCAGCACGAGACCTCAGCTTGCAACTACTCGCATTAAAGGAATGGCCGAAGCGCAGTTCAACCGTGCGCCTGTGGATATACGGAATCTCATAAAGACTAGAGTTGAAGGTGCTAGGGCTGCGCCTGCTCCTGACATCGAACAAAAGATCACTGAATTAGCAGAAGAAGCGCCACCTGTGCAAACAGCACAGCCCACTGGCCCTGCGCCCGTTGTTACTGTTAAGAAGAAAAAGCGTGTGTTTGAGAAGCCAGAAATACTAAAGCAAGCTCAAAGCAAGCAAATTACAAACGCAAATACTAACAATGCCATAAACAATCTGCGTACTAAGCCTAATGTTACTGCTAAAGACGCAGCTAAGGCTATTATTAATTCCACTAAAGAAAACGGGTTTGAGAACGTATTAGCAAAACGTCTCATTAATCTTGTTGGAAACGTACCTTTTACGATTGTAGATACTGATCATAAAGATACAAAAGTCCGCGATAGATTTATAAAAGAAGGTGCCAAAGGTATATACATTCGTAATGCAGACATACTAGGCAACCCTTTATCAAAAGGTTCTGTTTATGTTGTAGGTGCTAAATACGGTAATTTAAAACAAGGTGTAAATAACAGGACTGTGTTGCATGAGTTAATACATGTAGGCTCTTCTGAAAGAATTAAGCAAGGTAAAGACCTCTTAGCCAAAGACAAAAACTCAACAGATCCTAGAGCTGCTGCCGTACGTAAGTTAGAAAATTTAAAAGATGCTGCTCGTAAGGCGTATCTTACGGCGCAAGCAAAACCAGATTCTGTTACTCCCGAACAACTTGAAGCTTCGTTAAATATTGAGGACATAGTAGAAAAGGGTGAAGTTTTATCTAACCTAGATGAATTTTTTACTTATGGGATGACTGACCCCAGATTCCAAACTTTTTTGAAATCTGTACAGTTCGGTAAAACTAATGTCAGTCTATTTGGTAAATTCGCCAGCGCCATACGAGAGTTGTTAGGTTTAAATAAAAACTCTGAATCTGCGTTAATTAATTTAATCGAAGTAAGTGAAACGCTGCTGCCAACTACTGAAGCCGCAGATACAGCTTTGCAGAAGGGAGACTTGGCAAGCGCTCTTAGAGAATTAGAACTACTTAGCCAAAAGCAAGATGTTCAAACTGCTGCCGAAGTACAAGCTAAATACGCCAATGATGTAATCCGTACTCCGCGCAGCCAAGGTCCGAGCGTGTCGCTTCTCGATCAAGCTATTGCTAACGGCATGGATGTGTCTAGTCAGGCTGAACTTGCTGGGGCTGTTATCGAAGGTGGTATGTCTGTATCGCGTAAACATCTAATCGGTGCACTTACCCCAAGTCAGATTGCCAAGCTTGTTAAAGATAAAGTCCCTGCGCTTACCCGTGTCGTGGATCTTGGTAGGAAGTTCAACGCTAAGCGACAACAAAGACTCGACCAACTAAAAGAAATCATGAAGCCTTGGCTAAAGCTTCAGCGCAACGACAGAGAACAAAGTCAGTTGCTTGCCACGATCATGCACTTGGCTACGGTTAACGGTATAGACCCAAGCATTCCCGGTAAAGATCGTCTTGCGTCTACGCCTCAGTCAGATACTCTGGATGATCTGTGGGAAAAGCTTGGCGAACCTGGGCGCAAGATCTATGTTGATGTGCGTAACTACTATGCTAAACAATACGAGCAATACAAAGAGCTGCTAAAGAAACGTATTGAAGTAATGGGCATAGAAGACGCAGAAAAAACTAAATTTATGGAGCTGCTCAAAAAAGAATTTGAGACAGACAAGGTTGCTTATCCTTATTTCCCTCTCATGAGATATGGAGAGAACTGGTTGCGTGTAGGCAAAGGCAAGGACATGGAGTTCTATATGTTTGAGTCTGCCTCGGAGCGCAATCGGTTCGCCATCCGCAGGGCTAAGGAGATGGGTAAGCCTACTAAAGATTTATACGATGACCAGACCTTTAAGCGTGGTGATCAGTTAAGCGGCATGATGGAAGAAAGCTTTGCCGATACAACAAAGCTAAAAGAAGTTCTCGCAGCGGTAGATAAGTTAGGCACTGATACTGATAAAGCTGCGGTTAAAGACGAGATCTATCAGATGTACCTGCTGACGTTGCCGGAGAAGAGTTTCCGCAAGCAGTTTATCCATCGTAAAAATACAGCAGGTTTTAGTGCAGATGCGTTGCGTAACTTTGGCACTGCGGGTTTCCGTATGTCCAACCAACTTGCCAAGATGGAGTTCCAACCACAGATCGTTAACGGAATAAGTGAAGCAAAAGAGTCCATCAAAGATGACCCAGACTCTGCTAAGTACAGAACCTATATTGAAGAAGTTGCAGATGACTTCGATGCTGTCGTTAATCCTAAGAACGAAAACTCAATCCTAAACTTTGCAGCCAACGGACTCTCGACGTTTAACTTCTTCTACTACATGAGTTCGATCTCGTCTGCCCTGACAAACATGACTTCATTGCCTGTGTTTGGCTACCCCACATTACTTGCTGAATACGGCAAGACTCCTGGCGGCGCTAAGGCTGTGCACATAGAACTGCTGCGGTTCCTGAATGTGTACAAAGAGGTTGGGTTCCGTCGCAAGGTTGATGGTAAGACAGAATATGTAATGCCTTCCATACGTAACGCCTTGACTAAGCCTGATGAAATCAAAGCCTACGATGAGTTTGCAGCTGACAACCTCTTCTCTTTTAACCGTTCGAAGGACTTGCTTAACATCGTCAAGTCCCCTTCTCAAGAAGCTACTAACCCTAACATTTTGAAAGTGCCTGTGCAGTTTGCTACAGATGCTATCTCTACGATATTCTCCATGACAGAACAACTGCCGCGAGAGGTGATGGCAATGACTGCGTACCGTATCGGGCGGCAGCAAGATCTTTCACATGAAGAAGCTATGAAGAAGGCTTTGGACCTAACGCACGATGCGATGTATGACTATTCGCTCTTTGATACGCCACGGTATTTCCGTGGGCCTATTGGTCGTACGCTCTTCCAATTTAAGAAGTTTTCCCAGAACACGGCGTTTTATCTCACAACCAACTTCTTGCAGATATTCAAGGGTGTCGATCCTACAATTAGGAAACAAGCCGCAACAAGGTTTTTCGGCACTTTGGGTATGACAGGTATGTTTGCAGGAGTGACAGGCTTCCCGTTGTATACGGTTATTACTACTGTCGTAGAGAAAGTATTAAGTGCCTTTGGTGACGATGACGATGACGAAGATAGTGCAGCCTTCCAGATCCGTAAGTACGGATTTGATCTTTGGTTCAAGAAGTGGCTGTCTGAAAACTTCGGTGCCAACATAGCAACCTATGTCGCTACGGGTCCGGTTACTGGACTAACAGGTGCAGACTTCAACGCACGAGTCAAACTCAACGATCTATTCTTCCCCGATTGGGAGTTCAAAGGGTTGCTCGGTCCAAGCTTTGGTCTGTATGAAAATGCCCAACGTGCGTATGACAGGTTTAGAGAAGGGCAGACCGAACGTGCTATTGAGACGATGCTACCTTCAATCGTACGCCAGCCGGTTAAGGCGTATCGCTTTAACGAAGAAGGAGTAAAAACTCCGAAAGGCTACGAGGTTGTCGCTAAGGAAGACCTCGATTGGATGGACATTGCGATGCAGAGTATTGGCTTTGCACCGATCAAAGTATCCGCAAAGCAAACCGAGAACTATAAGCTTAAGAAGCTTGAGCAGGAACGGGAAGAAGAGCGCACTGAGCTGTTGAAACGTGCGGTCTATGCACGGCGTGGGATTTCGGATGAAGACTTTGACGATGTGATGGAAGACATCCAGAAATACAATAAGAAGTTTCCCAACCGTCGCATCCTGCCTAACAACATCATCCAATCTGATCAAGCACGGCGTAGGCAAGAACGTGTCGTAGACCAAGGGTTGTATATTGCTAACCCGATGAACCGCCGCGAACTCTTAGAGCTTAGAGCTAAAGAGTAAAAAAATCCCCGCAGGGAGGCGGGGATGAAGGACTCGTCGCGAGTCGAGGAGACAGCATGGAACTACAGCGCGGAGTATACAGCTAAACTCTCCAAACGCGAATACCCTGAATACCCTCCTCTATAACTGTCTTCATAACAACTTTAAACTTCAACCGCCTAGTCTCCTTACGGACTATAACCTTAGCGGCTGTGCAATCGAGGCAGGGGATAAAGAACGAACTCCCCCGCACAAATTTGCGCCAGTTGATATTAAAATTTACTTCATGCACTAGCATCAGCGGGTACGTTCATTAATTCTTCTACATCGAAGAAGTTGCTGTTAGCGCAGTCAAAAATCAAGCAGTAGACAGGTGGCGCTGTGATCTTCATGCCTTTCGTGATGCGCTTTACTTCAGTATCCAAGAGCACCTTGTCCATTTCCAACTTACGAGTAAGTTCCCTGTAGGTAATCTGAGCTTTGGCGCAGTCAGCCCTGAAGTGTTTGGCGTTAATAAACATGCGCTTCGTATCTGGCTCGTAGCGTATATACAGCGGACCTTTGGGTTCTATTAAGGGTGCTGATGCCATGTTAGTCCGCGCATCTACTTCTGCATTAACAACCAAAATATTTTGCATGTGCCGATTGATGTAGTCACCAATCACTCCCGCAGCGTTAGTCAAGGGTGGTCTGACATGCTGACGCAACTGATGGATCTGCTGAGTTACCCACTGATATATGTTCTTAAGACTATAGTCGTGCAGTCCTACTTCTTTCGCCAGTATGCCCCCTGCAATATTGCAAGCCACAAGTGCTGACCAGAATCGCTCACGGGAAGTCAGCTTAACTTCTTTATCAATTTTGGCTTGGACGGTGCGTACAGTGTTGATGGCATAGTCAAGGTTGTTGACTAGGTAGGAGAAGTAAATATCTGCGGCATGTCCGTAGTTCTGTTCAAGCTGTACATCAAACATATGCTTGGCATACTGCTCATCGATCCCGCTGCTATAGATCACATACTCAAAGACACGCATCATCTCGCCATCTACTGAGTCTCGTGCAATCTGCAATTTATCGTACAAGCTTGCGTTGGAAGTCATGATCTCAATAAGTTCCCACCGCTCGTGGTTTGCTCTGAGTTGGTTAACGCTAGCTTGCGCCCGTTCTTTGTCACGACCTTGGGTTACTTGGTAGAGGTGCGACCCCATGTCTTCAGCAGAAACCTTAGTGATCTCATCATAGGTATGGCAAAGGTTGTTAAAGATTGCTAGTTTGCGAGACACTGAGTTTTGCGTGTCTTTCCACATTGACATAAGCTCTGTGGGTTTGCCAATGATGCTGTTGATGACACGAAGAATCGTGGACTTTCCAGGCCCAGAGTCTCCACTGATTAGGTTGATAGCAGCACCGCGAATCCCTGTGAACTTTAGTAGGGGGCTACCAAATCCTGTTAACGCAGCATAAGCATAGGGTTCCAAACCTTCCTTCGCATAAATATTGAAGCACTCTTTCCACTTATCAAAATCCCCCATAGCAATCATGTGTGGCGCGAAGTGATCGGTTGCTGTTGAAGGGGGACTATAGTGGATGCCTGATGCTGATATTTCTCTATCGCCAATAATAAATTTACTGTCGCTATCACACCACCCGAATTGAGTTCTCATTTTGTCTGCCTTTTTACTTACCTGAAGTTCTTTAACGAAAGTCATGATGTACCCAAGCATTGATTCCTGTTGCTTAGGTGTTGCTGCTACCCCCCTTTCTGCAAGGGCTTCCCTTAATTTTTCTTTGACTACAACTGAGGTCAACGGTACTGAAAATTCCTTCATCCCATCCTGTGGAAGGTGAAGCCTGAATACGACCATCTCCCCATCAATTGGATGCACCATCCTTCGGACGACATAAAGATCGTGCTCATAGACGAGCTGCGCTTCCTCTTCCTCCGTGACCGGACGCTTATAAACACCCCCGTTTTTCCCTCGAAAGTATGGGAAAGGGTATTCGGGTACGGAGTAAATAATCGGAGGCTCATCGTCTTCAACCTCTTCTACAATTTCTCTAGTAACGTCTTCAGCAATCTCAATACCCAACACAATCGGAGATTTGATATTGCCTTTGTGTGGGCACTCGTCGCACCCACCCGGATTGAACTTCTCAAACGTCACGCATTGGTACGGACCTTTGATGCGGTTAGCTTTCTTCTCTGTCGAGTCAGGGTCATACTCTTCGTGATGTTTTGATATGGCGTGTACCGCTACATCCCTGTCATTGCAATACTGAGCTATAGACAGCCCTGCTCTCCACAACGGTTCACTCACATTCTTCTGGTCTTCAGCCAAAAACTTTATTTGTTTACATCCATGCCCTATATCAGTCTTTACTAAAATGTTCTTAAAATAATATTCTTTGTTGCTAGCAAGAGACTTGGTTAGCTCATTGACCTGACGCGGTATGAAGTCTGGAATCTCTTCCTTAAAGACAAGCACACCGATTGATTGCCGAAACGCAAAAAAATCAACCGGCTCGCCTGTATACAACAGCGTTACATCGAGCGGGTCACTTGGGTCTTTGAAATTCTTAGTATCTGGCAGACGCAATATCCGTGCTTTATCCGCTGTACACGCAGGGTCTGCGCTAAGAAACTGCTCTTCACATAAAGCCTTTAACCTATCAGCAACAGGTTGCCATTCCGCAGGAGACACTGGAGTTTTGAATGTCCAGTACGCATGGATGCCGCGCCCACTATTAACGAGTGTGGGTCTTGCTAAAAAATTTTCCTTGCAGAAATTCTTGAGCGCAGCTATGCCTTCCTTCTGATCTGCATAGGGCTTATCTTCACCGCAATCTATGTCTAACCATAAAGCGCGAAACTCTTTTGTGTTATCTCCTGATCTTGTTGTTGGTTGCTCAAACGTAGCACAGGCGAAGTAGGCATCGAATCCATCGTCAACTAACTGCTGCCCTGCCCGTACAACTTCTTCAGCAGACTCAACAAATTTCTTGATGACTTTTTTATTCTTAATACCTACTACACAGCGCCACCCATCCGGTGCATGCACCGCAGATAACAACTCAAGCGCCGACATACCACGGATCTCCTGGCGGTCATTGGTAACTATTAATGAAGCGGCTCATTAATTCTCTGTAGTGATAGCGTACTTCGGTGCCTCTAAACCAGTTGTAAACAGTTTGCCTACTGACACCGAAATACGCTGCTACGTCCGCTACAGAAACCTTGTGCTTGATGCACACCCTACCAAGTAAGACCCCAATCTTCCGTTTGTCTGCGGCTTTGTTGTCACTGATAAGCTGCTGACTGTAGCCGATAGCCATTTTAGTTATCGTCACCCCAAGCATCCAACACGGCAGACAGATCGCGCTTCTTCTCAGCAACCTCAGCAGGTTCAAGCTTTTTATTTGGACGCTTTACAGGTTCTTCGGGTTCAACAACTTTAGCCGGTGCAGGTGCAGCTTGAGCTTTGGGGAGTGCCTTGACGCTATCAATCTGCGCTACGGTAGACGACAGCATGCGCTGTGCTTCCGGTGATTTGCCACCCTCTAGTGCCGACTCATACTGCTCGCGGTTTACATAACCTACTGCACGGAACTTAAGCACAGGCACATCGCTATCGCCATCGAAGGACATGCGGGTCACGACTGTATTGATGCTCTTGCCGTTACCTGCAACATACTTAGCATATTGGTCAAAGCCCATCGAATCCATATCGCCTTTACCAAAGATCGACTGCGAAGGCAGCGTCAACTGGAACAACCCATTGGTTGGATCATTAGCAAGAACAACTGCTAAACGTTTTTGGTATCTACATGCACGAGTGCCGTTTGATCCCGACCCTGCGATATTCTGAGGGCAGTCTGCACAGGTATTGGACTGACGATTTTCAGCTTTAGCATGGGGAGTTATACCGTCATCTGACCAACAATCAGGAGGCGTGATCTCTTTGGGGTTGTAGGCTTTAGCGTAGAAGATGCGTGAGTTTTCTTTACGACCAGCAGCGACGATGATGTCGAGTTCTGGCTTATCAGTCTTAGATACTTCTTCGCCGTTAATAACGAGACGAAAGCGACCACCACGAATGGAGATGCGACGGTTTTGTGTACCCCCTGCAAGGGCTTTGGTCATCTCATCGACTTCGGTGTTACGCAGGAAGTCGGGAAGTTCTTGTTGAAATACTGTAACGTTTGACATAGGTTCCTCTTGGTTACTTACTACGACGGACAACAATGCTGTAACGACTGTCGGTGTTCAGACCCATCGGCAGCAAACTTGGATTTTCTTCGATGAACTGCTTCATGTTGGCTTGGTGAATACGTCGCTCTAATAACCCGAACGCATCATGCTGCCGCACAAAGTTATACATACTGTCCCAATCATTAGTCCAGTACCGACTCTTCACACTACGAATCACAGTACCTGCTGCTGTGCGGATACTGTCAGCACCTATTAATTTACAAGCTTCAAGAAGTTGCTCTTCGATCACATCCATCTGTTCTTGAAGCTCGGTGTCTTGAGCCTCGTAATCAGACTTCAGCTTTGCGCGAGCATCTCGAATCTTGATGTAGATGCCTGCAAGTTTGTCCACAGGGACTGCTTGCTTTTCTTCAGGGGACACAAGGTCTTGGATGCCCTCATCCATGCTACTCTCCTTTTGGTTGTTTTGAGGTCTAACTATAAAACACTAATTTGACTTTGTCAAGTTTCTTTCATCTCTTGACTGTACAAATCAACGATACGTGAGTGAACGTGTATGTTAGCTCTGAGCATGTTATAAAGTCTGCGCTCTACGGGGCTACCCGCTATATGTACTATAGTCATAGTATTCTTTTGCCCCGGTCTATTAATTCGGGCGTTTGCTTGTAGGTAGGTTTCTACAGATGTCACAGGTGCATACCATATCACTACGTTAGCAGCGGTTAGCGTCAAGCCATGTGATGCTGCTTGTGGTTGAATGATGAGTACTCGCGGGTCGGGTTGCTCTTGGAAGTTCTTGATGATTGCAGCTCTGCGGTTAACCGACACCGCACCGTTGATTACGTCTGATGTAATACCTGCCTTGGTCAAATACACTTGCAGTAGCTCGATGGTATGCGTGAAAGGCACAAATACTAGAACCTTATGGCTAGCTTCAGAAATAACTTCTTCGATCACTTGTATCCTGTTGGATATGTCAAACTCTATAACTTCTCTATTGTCCGTATAGACTGCGCCACCTGAAATCTGTAACAGTTTATTCAGGTTTGTTGCTGCGTTAACAGAGGTAACATCTTCTCCGTCCGCAGAGATCATCATCTGATCTTTGAGGATCTTGTAGTACTTGCGCTGCTGTGGCGTGAGAGGTGCTTCACGTTCTACGTACATAACATCAGGCAGATCGATACAATCTTTTTTCTCAAACCTGATTGCGGGTTGTAGCACTTGATGCACTATGTTTTCTGCGTTAGGTCTAGGGGTCCACTTGAACTGCGTAACCTTCTGCATGACCTTGTCACGGAAAGAACCAAGGAACTTCGGTGTGTTGTCTGGGTTGACTAGCTTTGCTAATCCGTAAGCATCAACAGGCGATTGTGCTGCTGGCGTACCTGTCAACATCCATAACCATTTGGCGCGATCTGATACGCGCTTCATGACCTTCCATCGTTTTGTGCTGACGTTCTTATAAGCATTAGCTTCGTCGATCACGATCAGATCAAACTTGCCATCGTTAGTCAGTGCATCTTCGATGATCTCTACACCCTCAAAGTTTGTAATAACAAACTCAGCGCAACTGTTCACTACCTTAACTCTTTGCGCAAGGGTTCCGTAGGCTACGTTGCATGTGCGATGTACTGCAAACTTGAACAGATCCTCTTGCCATGCCGACTTCATAATAGACAGCGGACATACAACCAACACCCTACGCACAAGTCCAAGCTTCATGAGGTAGTCAGCAGACCAGATAACAGATGCAGTCTTGCCTGTGCCTTGCTCGTTGAAGCAGAACGCCTTGCGGTTTAGCGTTAAGAACTCTGCTGTAGTCTTCTGATGATCGAAGGGTGTGAACTGTCCGGGCCAATCGTACTTCTTTGATATAGGGGATGGAACACCTTTGATGAACTGATTAAGCAGTTGAGCTTCGTTCAACCCCCACTTGACTGCAACCTCATACACACCATCTTCTTGTCCTACTACCTTACTCTTTTCTATGGCTGCTGTTATCCGTTCAGGATGCTTAGTCCTTACTAGTAGCGCCTTGTTGTCGATCACTTCCATGCTAGTCGTTCTTCTTTATAGTATGGTTACTGTTGCGACTGAATGATCGATTAGCTTTAGCGGTTGTGATGCGTAAATTACTTCTGCTGTTACCACCACCTTTGGTAATGGGGCGCTTGTGGTCAATGTCTTTGCCTTCACGCACATCAGCTTTACCGTTGCCGTTAGCATCTTTACCGTTGCGATCAATCAGATCTCTTGCCCTCTCACGCACCCTGCGCTCGTCCTTCTCTCCTCTTGCTAGTTGTTGCTGATATTCTTTTTTGTACGGTCTGGGTTTATTAACGTAAGGCATGATTATTTCCCCTTGGTGTTGTGTTCACAGCTAGTCACCGGACAAAATCGGCACAGTGCGCTAGTCACTGGGTTCCATGTATCGTTCTCAATCGCTACTTCAAGCCTAGCAAGTTGTTGCTGCTGCGGTGCTAGATAGTCGTCAACCATGTCAGCGGTGTGCTTCTTCTGTATAAACTCGTTACTAACAACAAACAACAACGCGGACTTGATCGTATGTATCTTGGGGAAGTGAATGAAGGTTGCCGCTGCCAATACGTCTAGCTGTTGTGTGTCTGCGTACTTGGCGTTCTTACCTGTCTTGTAGTCAACGAGATGCGCTACACCTTTCTCTTCATTGACGATTAGCAAGTCAGCGATGCCCCTCCACCAAAACCCCTTTGTATTAAAACCGCAGGGGGAGAGCGAGTCTCCCTTCTTCAGCAACCCCATCTCATACTCGCAGTGCTTCGTACCTTCGATTCGGTTCAGCGAGTCAAGCATGCCTTTAATAAACTCAAACTGTTCGGGTAGTGCTACACCATCTTTGATGTAGTCCTCGGCTGCTTTGTGTACTTCCTTGCCGTACAGCGTCGCTTCACTACCCTTATCCTGTACATCCTTCTTGATCTTAAGATGGTAGTACTTACGTGGGCATTGCTGGAATGTTTTTAGGCTGCTGTAAGACCAACTGATA